ACCACCTGAATTTGGATTAAAAGACATACTTATAACAGGAACTCTTGTCGTTGGAGTAGCACTCTCGTTGGAAGCCCAGTAGTTTTTTACTATAGCCCAAGTATGGTTTTTTCTTAATGGACTACCTTCGTTATCAATGATCACAGGATCTAATACAGAGATTAAATGATACAAAGTACTTAACTCACTACTTGTAGGTAAATACCAATCTGTATAAGTAACACCACTTACAGTTCTAGAAATATCTGATGCTATCTTAGCGGCTGAACTTGTATGCCCTGATTGACTTATTATTTTATTAGTGTTAAACGCACCATCACTTGTATTAGCCCCCGCATAATAATTCTCATTAGTTTCCCAAGCACCATCTACATAAGTACCATGAATATTACTCCACTTAGTATTTTGTGATTTAATTGTTTGATAATCACTGCTTTGAATATTTTCTTCTGCTATAGTATGAGGAGTACCTTCTTGCAAATCAACAATATATACTGTTTTATCTGCGGTAGCAGGAACCTCATTACTAATATCAAAAACTATCTTGATTTCATCTCCTATTTTAAAGCCTGTATTTATAGTAAAATTGCTCATATTTGTTATTCGAAATTATTTGATGACTGTTGAGAAACTCTACCCGATATACTCACTGGTGTATCTTGACCTGTAATGTTTGATATTCCAGTAAATGAACTCACTTTAAAATTTAAATACCTTGTGCTACCACCAAGAAAATTACCGGGAATATAAACCTGAACAGAGTCTATAGTTTGAGTATTTGTAAATCCAACGTCTACTGTTTCTGATTCTATAATAGAATTATTTGAATCTATTGTCACTGTTATTGATCCTGATGCAACCCCTGTTGGTGCACTTTTGCTGACATCTATTTGTACATATCCTCCGTTAGAATTAACAGAGTTACTTTGGAGTGTAAACCCACCTATTCCAAGTGTTGTACTAGATGTTGTAAATGAACTAACATCTCCATAAGCAGTTCCAATATCGTTTTTAGCATATGCTCTAAAATAATATGTAGCACCAGATGCTAATACATTATTACTAACAGAGTATTTATAAGGAAAAGATGAAATTGCCGACTGTGAAGCCTGTATTTTTATTACACCACTTTCACCTATTGTTGGGGTTTGGTCGGTTGTGGAGTAAACAAAACCTCTTTCAGTAATACCATTAGTTCCTGAAGTTGAACCTCCATTACCATCTATTCTTCCGCTTAATGTATTCCCAATAACCAGATAACTTTGAGTGGTCACTGTAGGTACTGAATTACTTGATGACCCTGTTGACTGGCTGCTTACTGAACTATATCTTGTCCCAAAATTAGAGATTAAATATGCTTTAGCGTAAACCGTTGTTTCTGCACTAAGACTAGTGACATTATAAGACATACTTGTAATATCGCCTGTTACAACTTGCTTGGTCACCCCAGACCCTCCTATAATAGGGTTATTATTTGTAGTAGAATAAACAAAACCAAATTCACTCGCTGTCTCTTTATTTAGAATTATAGAAGTATTTAATCCTAATGCTGATGTTGTAATGTCATCAAAAATTAAATTTGAAATACTTGCTCTTTTTAAAGGTCTTGAATCTATAACAATAGAATCAATATCTTCTTGAAAACCTGTGATAGTGATATTAAAACTACCAGGCTGATATCCGATAGTCGAACCTGAAGCAGTTATTGCTGTAGCATTTGTAGTTATTCTATTCGATGCTATATCCGAGCAAACACCTAATTCACATTCTGTAAAATTAGTGGAGTTATTATTTAATGCTCCAAACTGCCATGGAACACTTGATGTGCATGGTATTGTTAATGTTCCATTAGAAGGGGTTAAAGTTTTTTCTTCAAACATTGGATTTGTACCTGAAGACGCACCTGTAACTCTAATAGGAGTGTTTCCGCTTGATTGATAACCAAACAAATAAGATCTATCATTTGTGTATTCTGTAAAGTTTGATACAACAATGTTGCTTGAAGCAGGAAGAATATACCTTGTTAATTGTAATTCTATATTTTCAACATCTCCAAAAACATTATTTATAGTTAGTGACTTTGTTCCCATTTCAAAAAACCCGTTAGAGTTTTGAACAAATCCTCCACTAACAGCATTTGTTACCGTAATACTAGAGCCTGTAGGTAATGACACAACACCAGAAGGTATTGTAAACCCATATGGTGATGTAAAAGTTAAATTACCCTTACCATCGATTATGGTAACATCAGTTGTTATATTCCATGGTTTTTTTATAGTTACACTAACTATCTTTGTAGAAGGTGTTGAGCCATCATTTGTAATATCAATTACTGGTTCCTCTGGATAGTAAGGATCTTCTTGAAGAACTGTTGTTACTTCTCCAGTTTTTGGAAGAGTTAATATGTACTCTGAATTATAATCATCGTAAGTTGCTGTTATAAAATGAGGGGTAGAATCACTAGAGATTATGCTAGACTTTTCTTTAAAGAAAGTTTTCATCTTAACATCTCCAATAGGAGTTAAACCATTATTATCATATCTTATAACTGTCTCGTTTTTTACATCAAACCAATATGCTGTTCCTTCATTGACAGCAACTGACTCTGGATGTTTAGTTCCGTAAGAACCTTTTAAAGTATTTATTGTACCTATTACACCAGATGAAACTGCTAAAAACTGTCCGCCACTTGAGGACTGTTGAAGTTGTTGTTCTCCTAAATAAATACCAGAGGTTTCATTTTCTGATATCGCTAACATTATTGAACCAGTAGACTGAGTTTTGCTCGTAACTTTTAAAGATCTTAATGGTCCTGTAGCATCATCTAACCTCTTTTCATCTAATGCACTAAACTTAGATAGTCCATTTATTTTACTTCCTGGTATTTTAGTTTCACTAAATACTATACCAGTTGTCTTTTTTTGACTACTAACTTCTGATGGTACTAAGTTTGGTTTACCTGTTATCTGAATCCAATTTAGAAAATAATCATTACTCGGATTCATCGATTCTGCTGCATAAGAAAATTGGTCAGCCATATCAACAGTAATATTGTTTCTTGAGTAAACAGATCTACCCCAGTCGCCATTTTGTCTCATAGTTCCCTCATAAATCATATGTATGGAAGTCCCATCGCTGTTACTTACTGTATTTCCTGAACCCGCAGCACTATTTAAAATATTTAAGCACGCCATACCTCCGTTTGAGTTATCTACTGTTCCTCTCCTAAACGCAAATTTATTTGTACCACCTTGGGCTTGTGCAATTACATCTGTTCCGAAACTAGTTTCCCAAAACAACTCTTCTAGATTTGCATATGTTTGATCAACCCCATCAAAATTAATTTCCCATACATTTTCTACATGAGAATTAATTGCAGTTCCATTTTTTTGTTCTTTGAAATACAATCTAACTTCTGACCCTTCTATAATTGATCCATTTGGAGGTGAGGGGAATATACCATAAGCCCTTCGTGTTTCCTCATCCATGGCAGAATTATCTGCTATTTTTGCATTAACAACCCACCTGTCATTAACTGTATGACCAGTTACAGAGCCAAAGTTTACTTTAACTCCATGAGATAAGAATTGATCGGAACCTGTGATATTTATTTCACTACTATAAGGCTCGTTAACTCCAATTAAACTTCTACCCCTCTTTCTCCATTTAAACTTGTCTGGTGATCCTGTTGAACTAATTTTAATATCGTATCTGTAATCAAAAGAATGAGTTCCATTATTCGAGCCAGTATTACAAGTCATATCATTATTTCCTTCACCATAAAAAATTGGGAAGTCTATGTATTTTATTTCGCCTTTTATTTCATGGTCTTGAGCATTTTTAGTGGTTGACTCACCTTCAAAGAAAAAGTTTTCTACACTACTTGTGTCTGCTTCTAATGATCTTAAATAAACATCTCCAATTAAATTACCTGTTAAGTTAGAAAATGATGCAGTGCCACCATCCCTTATAATTCTACCATTAAAACATTCGTAATAAAATTCATTTGGTTGTATTTTATGAGGGCTATATATCTCATAAATTATATTATAATCAGAGTTCGATAATGAGTTTGTGTTAAAATAATTAGTACTATTAAGGTTGTATAAATTTGTTTTAACATACTTACCTTCTTGCCCTGTAATAACTGCTTCAAATATATCGTCACCTTTTATTAATTTTATTCGGTCACCCTCTTGATAACTGTATCCTTGTTTGTAAGACACAAGATCTCCTAAACCTACTGCAACTCCTTCATGTTCTGCGGAAAACGTAACAAGTTCCGCTTCAGAAAAAGTTCCATTGGGAGTTCCAGAAATTCCTTTATCATCGTTTTCATCGTTTGTTGGATAGTTTTTCTCTACATTAACCGTAAATCCTCCGGTTGAGTCAGTTTTATGATATCTTACTTTATCTGAAAGATTTGATATTGTAAAATCTTTAGTCAAGTTTTTAGTTCTAACTATAGCATAATATTCAGCCCAGTCTGGTATCTTATTTTTTAAAGAATCATTTAAGGTGAATTTTATTGAGGAATTGTAAGTACTTAAATAAAAACCTCTTTCAGGTGTTATAACCTTTAAACTATCGTCAGTTAAAACCCCACCAGTTCTTCCTGCAAAATCAAAAAAAGCAATACCTATTTGGTATGCTGATGAATGGGCAAAACCAACTTTACCACCTCTGTTTCTATCATATTGAGAAAAACTGTCGCTGAAGTTTTGCGTAATTATATCTAAACTTATGTCACTAGAATCTATCTGACGTGGATTTAATCTTCCTTCCTTTATATTACCTAAAAACAATCGGTTTCTTGCGATACTTAATGCCTCAGCCTCATAAGGAACTGTATCGTATAATTTTACAGAATTAGTGTCGTCTACAGAAAAACCTAAAACATCATTATAAAAGTCTGCTGTGATTATTCCCTCTGTACTTTCTTTTTGTCCTAAAAATTCAGTAGCATGTGAAATACTATCGAATTCTTTCCAAATAAAATATGATGTGTCTTTATCAAACTTAACCGCAAATTGTATCTTATGAACATCTTGTGATATACCATTTGAATCTGCTTCATAAAATGGAAATTCAACTTTAATTTTTTTAGATGTTTTATGATTATCATCGTCCATATCTTGGTTAGGATAATGGTGTGATGTAGGTGAAAAAACACTAGTCTCACCGTCTTTATACACATATCTGTATGCAAACGTATGTGCTCTAGATTTTAAAAATGAGGTGTCTCTTGTGCTATCTTCTTGAACTGTTATTTTTAAAGGTAACATCGGAGGTTTACGTATCAAAGTAATTACCGGTTTTAAAATCGGTTGTTGATAAGGTTGGTCTGCGGATGAGTAGAGGGAATTATTTGTAGATATACCTCTTTCAACATTTATCCTAAATGGCTCTCTACCTTCAACACCAGTCCAATACAATATATCATCAATATATGCTATCCCTGTTATTGGTTTATCTTTATCAAAGTTTAATCTATAACCAGATTCTAAGTTACTGTCAGACAAGACTTTGTATATGTTCTCGAATTCAGGCTTATAACAATATATAGCACACCCTGATGTGGATGTGTTAATTAAAAAATAAAATATATTGTTAGTGGTAGGATCTTCATAAGACCCTATAACCTTTGTGTCTGTGGAAAAACTCTGACTATTAGGTATTTTAGTCGTTCCATTTACATTAGAAAGCGAACCAGATTTACCCTCTGATGAAGATATAACTCTTGCGTTTAACGCATCTAAATTATCTTCGCCAGTATGGGCAAAAAAAGAATCATCAGTATTAATACCTGCTATAAATGTTTTCTTTGAATTCTCCATTCTTAAGATTTAACAGCCGCATACGTATGAGATCTTAATGACTTAAGAACATCATCTAATGACAACTGATAGTTTCTACTTCTATATCTTTTGTGTGCTTGAAGCCACTCTTCTTTAGCCATCATCTTACCATTCATTGGCACGTTTCTATCGTGTTCTGTATATCTCCAAAGTATATACCTCTCTACAGCATCTGCTGCATAGGCAGGTATTGTTGTGGCATCTGAAGCCGATTCTGTTGTAGATGTAGTTATATAATCTATAACAATATGTTTTGCCTTGTGTAAAGACGGATCCAACATTATTTTATTTCTTTCTGGTATTACCATAAAAGAATTCTTATATGTTGCTTTATGACCAAAGTGTCTTCCTACATGCTCTCCATGATCGTTTGTATGTGTGTCATTACTGTCAGAATAAATCAAACCCTGATCTGTTTCTACATCCGGATATGCAATTTGATTACCGTCAGAATCTAAATTCATTAATCTATTGTATGAATTCTTTTCTATTAGATTTATAACAAACTGCCCATTTTCCCATCCTACTCTTGTATAATCTACATAGTCATTAGGTATGGTTACTTCTCTATTAGCGTCAACTGTTAGTTTAGTTGATTTAATTTTAAAAGGTGAATCAAATCCAATTTCTCTTACAGCCTTAAGACCATAATGCAAATACTGCATATAATAATGTATAGGTCGCCCTGAAGTAAGTAAAGCAGACCTTATTATTTCATCTAAATTATATACTCTCATATCTGATTATTTGAATCTGATGCTTTATCTACCACTTTAGGCAGTGCACCAATTAACGTTAAAACTTCTTTTACAACCGTTTCTTCCATTTCAATAGGTATCTGTAAGTAATCATACTCACCTTGTATTGAAGGGTCTACAACTAGTAACTTTATTTTTACTTTATTAGCATTATAAGGTGATTCTGTAATATCAGTTAAAAAATTTATGACATTACCTTCCGCCCAATATCCTACTTGAGTTTCTAAGTATTTTAATGACGATTGACGATCTATTAAATTATGCTGTCCAGTTTGCAATGGAATATATTCAGTGTTATCTTTAGCAGTAGCACTAGAATCTATATTTGTACCTGTTACGCTCCAGACTCCCATGTTTCTAGGTAGGGATATTGGAAAGACAGGTAAAACTGCATGAACATAAGGGTTACTAGTAGTGTTGCTAATTAGATTTACTATATATGTTGTAACCAATGTGTGTGGAGGAAATAAGTCACCTGACTGCATATTTACAGCCATATGTTCTGTTTTAAGCAATCTATTTATTACTTGACTAACCAGTAAATTTATATCATCTCTTGAGAATTCCTTTTCATCGTTTACACCCCCTCCAGAGTATAACCTTAATATTTGATCTGTTAATTTTCCTTTTGTTATCATAGCCCTGTTTGATTTTTACCTTCTGTGTACTGAACAACATTAATGTCTTCTAAGTAAACTCCTAGAGAGTTCAAGGCTTTGTTTATAACATCATTTATGCAATCATCCGCCCAATTTAAACCTATAGACGGAACCAATGAATAAGTCGCACCTGCCGCAACAGCAGTACCGTTTGGAAGAGTCAGAGCGTTATTTGCTGTAAAAGTGGCTGCCGATGTAGTTGAACTATTATGTACAATTTTTCTACCATCCACTACATGACTAAATCTAGGTTTTTGAGGTCTAGTTAAATACATTATATAGCCTGAGTGTTGAATTTCAGGAAACAATTGAATTTTACCTCCTCCATCTCCTAGTATACCTATTGGTGATATATTGCTAGGAGCCGAGACCTGAGATACAAGTCTGTCTGCTAACTGATCTTCACTAACAATCTTTACAGGTTTAGAATACGATCTATTTGATGATCCTTGTGCAAAAGCAATTGTTCCATCTGTAATTGTATACGTATTGTTTGGCGTATTATTTAAAGTACCTACAACATACAATCCTAATAGATGTAAATATTTTGGATTCTGACCACCACCAGTATTAGTGAAATTAACTAAATCTAATACACCATTACTGTTTGTGGTAAACTGCTTACGCATTTTAAAATATCTAAGGTCATCAGATATTTTTTGTGTTTGACCATATGCAATAGGCGGTATAGGTCTACCGGGCTGATATTGTTTAGGGTTGCCATACAACTCCATAAACTTAGACATTTGACCTCTGTCAATAGCCGCATCAATATCACCATGTGATATATACCCGGTAGTTTCCTTGTTAAGTATGAATACTATGTAATCATGAATCTCCTTTATCGTCATCTTGCTCTACATTTGCAGGAGCAGGCTCTATAATTTCACCTGATTGGATATCAATAGTAACCTCTCCATAAGACTCTTTTAAGTCGTCTTGGAGTTTCTTTTGTTCCTCAGATACTTCTGACCAAGAACTAAACAATGATTGCTTTCTTTGATCAAATGATTCTGATGCGATTACTAAATCAGCCAAAGCGATTTTAATTTCAAACTGCTTCTGGTTGTTTTTTTGAACTAACTCTAGTTCTTCTTTTGTTAAATTTGCCATAATAAACGTTTGTTTTAATGTTTGTTTAAATTATTATCAATACAAATAAAGCGAAATAATATAACCGCCTTGCTTTTTTTTACTATCCAGTTTTTATATGAAGATGAAGGTTTTTTCATGACCTAACTTTACAGACGTATCGAAGTTGACATCGTAACCTGCTGCTTTAATTTTTCTAAAGAATACAACGTCTTCTCCGTAGTTTTTATCTGCTTGATCATCAAACCATAAAGGAGGTGTAAGTTTATCAAATACCTCTTTTTTAATTAAGCAAAAACCCAAACCACCAAAGTCTCCTTGGATCATTTTATCTTTATGTTTTTCTATATACTCATCATTAATCCAGTCGCCACCTTCAGATTGTTTTCCTCCTACCCAAGCAGACCAAGCGTTATCTGGTTTTATTCTGTAGATACCTGAAACAACAGGAACATTTCTCGATATTAAGTTTTCTAAATCTGTAGGGTGAAATGTCATATCAGAATCAATAAGCAACATATAGTCAAAATCAAACTCTCCATTAAAAGGTTTTGCCGAGTTATGAGATGTGCCCATAACCTTATCTCTTGAAGTCTGTATAAGTGAACTGTAATCAATATTAGACGTAAACACATAACCGTTGTTTACTATCCACATAATTAAGTTTGTCCAAGAATTTAAAAAGTTGTTTGAAAATCTGTTACCTGGTGAGGCTATAAAAATTCTTGGTTTATTTTCATCTTTACACTCCACACAAGGTGTTTCTTTGTTTTTTTTCATTGTTGTTTGTTTTAATTAATATTTAAAGCCCTGGGTCATAATAAGTATTTTCAATATTTCCAGTCGCATGAAAGGCATTGTAAAAAGCAATAACATTAGTTATTCCACCTCCTGGATAACCATTATTTGTATATGTTGTAGACGGAAAACTTCCACATCTCCACCCAGTACCTGCGAAAGCAACTTCTGATCCTGAAGTGCCATTTGTTTGATATATTGTATTCCCTACCGTCCAAGAACTACCTGCACATTGGTGAATATAGGCAGTACTCCAAGATGAAGAATTATACCTTTGTTGGTAACCTGCGGTTAAAGCACTAGAGCCACTACTGTATTGATAAGCAGTTGAACTACCGCTTCCCAATATTGGTACAGCGTACATTGTTCCATTATAACTACAAGTAGAACCATGGTAATATAAGTTACTTATACTACATATGTCCTGCTCGCCATTGCACGAATTATTGTTTGAAAACTCAAACACTATTAACAACTCGTCATCGTCAGAAATAGTACCTGTATAAGTAGTGTATCCTGTAGTGCTTTTTGTGTGAACAAGAGTAAATCCTGAAGTGGTGTATCCGTAGGATGAACCATGATATCCCTTGTAAACCTTTAAGGTTGCACAGGTTGTGCTTTCCCTGTAAAGTCGTATGTTGTAGTTCTTAGAAGAACCTGTTACATTTCTGTATCTAACATACCTAATAAGAAATGCTAATGCATCTCCACTTGTAAAACCTACTATGCCAGAATTTGCTGTTATTGCGTTAGAGGAATTACATCCAGATGTGCTGTATTGATTTGATCCTACAAAATTTGAGTGAACAACTTGAATACACGCACCACTTGATGCTGTTGCATCGTGATCATAACCGTACCATTCAGACATCTTATATGGTGCAGCATTATCTGGTCTAGAAGCAGAATTGGTATTCGTAACATCATATGAAACACCACTACCATTAGAGTCCCCACTTACTGCAAGGTCTTTCGAACTATAAGGAGCAGCAGGAAGTTGTGCTTGGTTATAGTTGTCAAAATGCTTTTCATTAGCAATTTTTGTTAGATGTAATGTTCCTGAAGTGGGTACAGCCATTTACTCTTCGTTTTGTGCATTTATTTCATCTTCTCCTGGAGGTAAAATTTCCCAAGGCATAACATCAGGTTTAACAAACCTAGGTGATTCAATATCTTTTATTTGATCATCAAGTATTTTATAAACGTCTGACTCTTCAGGTTCAGTATGTCTAATCCAGTCTTGAGCCATTTCGTAAGTCACATCTTCATATTTTGTGAAACTGTCTGAACTTGGTGAAGGCATATTTTTTGTCGATTTAAAGTTTACTACAGTTCCAAACTCTGAAGTACCCTCATATCGATAATCAATTGCTGTTACAACATTAATTAATTCATTATCTGCTCCTATATTTTGAACAGGCTGAACATAAATTTGATCTATTAATAATAAATAAGTGTTTTCCATAATTTTATTTTTTGCAGTTACAGGCTCTTTTATTACATACAGCCATTTGTGATTTAAGTTCGTCTATTTGTTTTTGTTGCTCTTTCATAGCCTCTAGTAAAACAGGAATAAGACCTTGATATCTTAAAGACAAATTACCATCCTCGTTTTCTCGTACAAGTTCTGGTACAACCTTTTGTACATCTTGTGCTATAAAACCAATATCTTCTTTTATATCTAGAAGACTATCGCTTTCTTTCCAATCAAAAGAAACACCCTCTAAATCCATTACTTTATCTAAAGCATTTTCAATAGGTTTTATGTTTTCTTTATAATTTTTATCTGATGGAGATCCGTAGGCTACAACATCGCCTTTCACAGTTAAAGTACCTGAAGAACTTAACCCCAGTTTATTTACTATAGTTTCTTGGGACTTTTGATCCGCTGATCCAGTTCCTATATAAAAACCAGTTGAAGCACCTCCACCACCTGCTTGTAGTCTCCAAGGATAATTAAAAGTTCCAGTACCTGTTGGTCTGTAGAACATTATTCTAGGATTTTGGTCTGTAGTTGCAGGTATTACTACTTCTGAATTTGCAAAAGTAGAATCTAAAGCAAAATTTGCTGCACCTGTGAAAGTGTAAACTCCAGAAGCAGTATCATTTGCGTTAGATGTTAGATAATTAGAGTGAGTATGTAATGAAGCAGCAGCACCTATTTCTGTATAGGTAGGTTTATGACCTTCGTGATATATTTCTCTAGGAATACTATTGTCTATAACATAGTTCCCCTCTTCTAATGTTGAAGTATCTAACTCTACAGTACCGCCTGATACTGGTGCAGGTTCTGAAGTAACACTTGGTTTTGTTGTGTAAAAAGAATTACCACCACCTGATTTAATTAAATGTATATCTGCTTGTGTATATCTTGATGTTCTTATATACACATCCCAGTAATGCCAACTAGCACTAGTAGTTGTATCAGATTTAACAACTCTAATACCTACCTTATCTGTGCCTGAGCCTGTAGCATTATGTAAAACATCAACGCTACCAGTTATTTCTATTTCAGTATTAGTTTCACGACCTTGTATTGCTATGTCAAATTTTTGCGTTCCGAAAGTTTCAACATGGTTACTTAAAAATCCTTTTATTTGTAAGCCTCCATGACCTTGATTCACCTGAGCAACCTTATACCACTTGTTGCCAGTCATATTACCTTCATCCCCTAATTTAAACTTCCACTCGTTACCATTACCATCAGTTGATGTAAACTTTGCATCTATTTCAGTTTCGGTGTAGTAAATATCGTTATGGTTGTGAGCACTTGGTGTAAACGTTGATGGTTTAGATTCAATCTCAGACCAGGTTGGTTTATGACCTTCGTGATAAACTTGCTTTGTTCCATCAGAGCCTATATATAGTTCACCGTTACCTTTTAAATTTAAAACTTTTGCCCAACTAGTTGTGGCTGTTTTATGTGCAATACCAAATAAACCATCTTGATCTCCTGCATCAACATCACCTAAAACCAAAGCCTGATTTGTGCTTCCTTGTTCGTTTACAAGTACAGTAGCGTTAGAGTGTTGGAAGTTAAAACCGTAACCATTTGCTTGAGCGTGTAGTATTCTTGTCCAACTATCTCCACTTGTATCGCCAACATGAACCTCACTATCCTCTGCAACTATGTTACCTGAAAAAGTTGCGTTTTTAGATGTATCTATAACAACAGCATCTTGGTTATTTTGGATTATCTTAACCGTAGTATTTGAATCCGAACCTATTCTAGTATCGTTACCTTCCTGTTGAAATAAAGCAGCACCTGCGTCTGTGTCGTTTAAATATATATAAGGGTTTGTTACATTTTCTACCGTTACATTAGTGCCTTTTACCTTTACATTACCATAAAAATTTGAAGTTTTATCACTCTTTATTTCAAACGCTTTTTCATGTCCACTTCCTGCGGTATCTGAATCAGCATTAACAAAAAAGTAATGGCTCTGGATTCCTGCGAATGAGGCATCAGCACTACCATAATAAATGGCATTAGAATTATTCTGTTGGAATGTTTGAATAATACTAACATTATTTCCTTCGTAATTCTCTGTTACAATACCTGATTGTTTATTTGTATTTGCGGTAAGATTACTTGCTATTTTTAATTGATTATATCCAGTGCCTCTTATATCAAGTGCCCCTGCAAAAGTTGTGTTACCTGCACCATTAATAGTTTGTCTAACAACGCCATTCGTGGCAAATTCTAAATTATAATTACCTTGAACTGCTAAAATTCCCGCATAAGCAGTATTGCCGGTTGCAAAATTACCACCTGTAGAACCTTCTCTTGCTACATAAAAACTTTGACCATTATTCTGTAAATCCAAGGCAACATATCCAGTGCTACCCAGCATTCTAATTCTACCATTGTTATTATGTATATCTATATCATATGTAGGAGCAGTTGTACCAGTTCCAATCCCTATTTTACCTCCAAAAGTTGTGTTACCTGCACCATCTACTTTAATGTCCCATCTACTATCAGTATCATTATATAGACCAAAATAATTAGCAGTATTGCTAAAAAAGAAATCATCTCCAGAACCATTGAAAATTAATCTTGGAATATCGTCTGATGAATTTAATGTTAAATAACCGCCAGTAGAAACTGCTCCTGCAAAAGTTGCGTTTTGTGATGTACCTATTGTTAAGGCAGTAGTTCCACCTGTTTTTAACAATAAAGGAATAGAGGTAATTGAGCCAATATTCATTTCAGTTGTACGAGTTTGAATACGACCCAATAAAGTAGTTCCATCATTTTCATACATATTGATTTCTGCAATATCATCTGAAGAACGACCATTTACCCTTAATCCTATTGCATTAGAATCTGAATTAACAGTAATATTTCCTGCAAAAACCGCTGAGGTTGCAGTATCATTACCCAATCGTAGTATTTCTGCTCCTAAGTGTAGAAACTTAAAACCATCTCCTACCGTACTGTGATCTTCCAGAACCGCTGTTGTACCTGAAGACCCCATCCTAAACCTTTGGTTATATATATCAATATTTCTGACATATAAAGTTCTAAAATCTTTAGAATCCGTAGTTCCTAAATCTTGAGTGTTGTCTGTTGTAGGTATTATATGACCTGCAAAAGTTGAATTACCCGCTGCATCTATAGTCAACCTTGTTGAAGGTGAAGTAGCACCATCAGCAGTAGTTTTAAATACTAATTTTCCAGGCATATCATTTTCCCCTGGAGTACCGTCTACATAAGCGTCTATACTCGCTAGTCTTTCATAGGCAGTGCCATCATAACCATAGAAACCTACAACTGCAATTCTTTCATTTTCTTGTACTATTGTAGGTGATGCTCCTGTACCGCTAGATTTTCCTAATCCTAAAAATGAAAAGTTTCCTGCTGTATCATTATGTGTAAAGATTTGAGCAGAAGCAAAAAGATCATTTTCAACATTTAAATCTCCTGTTCCATAATTAGAATTATAAGAAGGAGTTGTGGTTCCAATACAAACCTCCTTTGAATCTTTTATAAATACATAACCGCTGTTGCTGTCGTTACCTAATTTAAGACCTGCTGAAGTTCGTGCTTGTATTTGATTCACATATTGTGCACCGTCAATTGATACATCTTTTTTAAATGTTACATCCCCTTCAAAAAATGCGTCTTGTGAAGAATCAAGAGTTAGGGCAGTTGTACCACTTGTAGTTGTTGCAAATACCAAAGCACTACCCTCTGTTGCGTATACTTGACCTAAAATACCTGTAGTTGCGTTTGAAAGATTAACTGATGGTCTTGATGCACCTACTCCTTTTACTTCTAATCCTGTATAATTTGAAACACCATCAATAAGCAATGTTCCGTCAATCGTTGCATCATCGTCTACTTGCAATTTACCCTTGACCTGTACATCATCTTGGAATATTCTATCACCTACGCTATCTACTCTTATAACTTTCCATCCTGATATCCAACACGCCCTTGTTCCAGATGTGTAAGAATAATTAAACAATGCTAATGGTGAAAAGTATGCGGCATCTGTTTCAAAAAAACCTGTATTTGATGCGTGATGTCCTGTAATGTAACCAGAAACTTTTGTCCAATTATTACCTGGGTTTTGATTTGACATTGTCCAATACCCATAAGAACCAGGGTTACCTGCTCCAGAATCAGGATAAGAAAAATCTGATTCATGATCCGTAGAACCCATATAGTGCCCCAATGTTGTTGTATCAGCATTTTTTATCCAACATTCTTGATAGTATGTAGCGTCTTGATCAATTGGAATCATAGGGAATCCTGAGCCATAAGGAGCACCCACACCAATATTACTATTTATGTAAATAGAATATCCTCCTGGTGCGTTTTCCTCAGTAGCCCAAGTAACATTATTACTGTTAAAAAAGGATTTTAATTCAGTATCATTCCAAGTTGGATCAATTTCAAAAACAGTATCACCTGGAGTATAGTGACCTAAAGGATATTCAGATGTTATTCCTGATGCATACCTTGAGTTCTTTTTTGATAAACCACTAGTAAAAATAGGGTTTGCTTCGTCTTTTCTTGCAAATGAAGAAGATGAATAAGTATCTAATGTGTCTGCGTCTAATCCTGAACCCGATCCATCTACAGTCTTAATTGCTGTTAAAAGTTCGGCAGCAGTTGAGTAAACATTTGCTTCAGCGTCTGTAGGTGCAAAAGATGTTGGTAAGCCTGATATGTCAACACCATCAACAGTAGCATTTGCCGCCATTACAATATTACCTGAAAAAGTTACGTTACCTGTGTCTAACGCTACACTTAAAGGTGTAATACTAGATGTAGAAATAGTAAAATTAGTACCGCTTGCTGTTAATATTGGATCTAAACCGCCACCTGCTAGATTATCAAACTTTAGCGTTGGTGTAGATTTTGATATTGTTATGTCCCCTACAAAAGTTGCGTTACCACCTTCAGACATATCTAAGGTTAGTGCTGTTATCGTAGACGCACCATCTTTACCTCTAAAATAAATGTCTTTATCACTTGCTAAGTTGTCAACATACAAATGCCCTGTACTATTTCTAATAACACCGTCCGACCCATCGTGGAAAAGTTTTAAACTTGTCCCACTAAAATTAAGAGTCTTCGAAGATTCTAAACTTACATCTCCTGCAAAAATTGCATTACCATTACCACCGTCTAATCTTAAAGAAGTTATACTAGAACTTTCATCTTTAAACCATAAATCACCATTTGAAACAAATTGACCCCATTTACGTGTAGAATCTTGCATGTATATTACAGGATTACCACCTCCTGAAGAATTAATAAAAAGAATATTATTTCCTGAGGATTGTGTCATTGTAACATCTCCACCAAATGTTGCGTTACCAGATGTACTAATAGTCCCTACATTTGATAGATCATATACTGCCTCTGAAGCGGACGTATTACGAGCAGCAAAATTTAACCAACCGCTACCTGCTTTATTTAAAATTTGAATAGATTCTCTAAGATATAATCTACTAAAAGCCTGAATATGACCTGTTGCATCAATAGCACCACCAACTTTTAAATTATTTGTTAAATCCCAAGTATCATCACCCTCATCAAATATTAAACTTGCTTGGGTTATAGTGTCATTTCCGTTAGTGTCAAGACCCCTAAAGACAGATATACCAGAGGTAGATGCTGTCATTGTATTTGGTGTACCTTGTGTTGTGTTAAGTTGTAGTATATTATCTTTAACTTCTACAGTTGCTGTGTTTAAAGTTGTTGTAGTACCATTGACAATTAGGTCACCCGCAACTGTTACATTATTTGTAAAACTTGCGTCACCAGAATTATTAATAATTAATCTATCAGTTGTGTTTGTTCTTAAAGCAACTCCAGTAGCGGCATTTCTAACCAAACCACTTGCAGATGCTGCTGTAAGCATAAATCCACCTGTGTTTGATACGTTTGCTCTAATATTACCTGCAACCTCTAGTTGATCTGTTGGATCCATACCTACACCAACTTTCCCTGCAAAAGTTGCGTTTGCGTCACCTTTGATTCTAAGTGCTTCTAATGGGGTTCCTGCGGTTTTAACCCTAAATATAGTATCTCCTTGAGCAGCGTTAAATCTATTATCAATATAAGAATCACCTGTTGAAGCATTATGCCATAAATCTAATCCCGAAGAATTATCTGAACTTCTAAGTAAAACAGCAGTATCACCTGTATTTCCACTTACTCCTGTTAATTGCAAAACTTTACTAGCAGTTTCAGAGTCTGTAGGTAGAGTAGATCCAGGATTTGGAGTTCCTATGCCAACATCACCTTTTTTAGTAATACGCATTTTCTCAGTATTACCAACCCCTGCTTCGTAAGTTTTAATTGCTATATCTCTACCAACAGTACCAGTATTATTGTAGTGAACTCCTATACCTCCGTCTCCATTGTTGAAAGTTAACAAGGAGTCATTACCACCTCTAATATCAATATTACCATTTACAGTAAACTTTTGATAAAGTGTATCATGTCCAATACCCACCTTCCCATCAGAAAGTATTTTTAAATATGTATTTGTTCCTTTTGTAAAAGTATATTCGCTATTTGTTTTAAATGTTATTCCAGTACCTTCACCTTGTATAAAGTTATTTACATTACCTCCTAATGTAACTCTTCCTTCTAATCTAGAAGTTCCTGTATTGTGTAGTTTATAACTAGGATCAGCAGTACCCACACCTAATTGACCGTCTTTATCTAGTACCATTTTAGTGGTACCCGCTATCTGCCAATGATGTTCACCTGCCGCTTCAGCATCTTGGGCGTCATACAAGACTGTACCATCGTTTTGTCCATATGGCACACTAGTGGTTGATATTTTCAATCCTCTATTTGCAGTTCCTGTAAAGGTTGCGTGTGCGTGTTCACCTGTTCCAGAACCACCTCTAACTTCAAGTTTTGTGTTAGGCTCACTTACCCCGATACCTATTCTACCAGTGTCAGGAACTATTGTTAATGCTTCTAAAGTGTTTCCTCCATCAGTAACTCTAGTGAAAAACTTGTGACCTAAAGTGGAATTATATTTTATAAAAGAGTTACTACCAGTAACCTCTATTGAACTTCCAGTATAAGTTCCTGCTTGTGTTGTAATTTCAAGATTACCAAACCTTGCTACTCTACCGTTTGTACCACTTGGTACTGTTAATTTATGACTTGGATCTACTGTTCCAACACCTAAATTACCCCCTGTAAACCAAGAACTACCATTTGAAGATAATCTTATTGATTCAGTAGTACCATCGGCTTGAAACATTGACATCCTTGAAGCGTTTCCACTTGCACCTACATAAAAATCAAATCTATTCTCGTTATTGTCTGCCTTAAATCTTACAAATTTACTTGTAGTAGTTGTTAATACTTCAAACTTACTACTAGGACTTGTTGTATTAACACCCACATCACCATCCGCATCTATATTGAAATAAGTTGTTCCGTTATTTAATACTCTAAAGTTTCTACCACCATAATCATTATTAGCATTTACATCTATATAAAGAGAACCTGTTGAATCTATAGTAGATACTAAACCATTATTAAGCCAAGCATCTCCAGTTACCTTGATACCTGTGTCTATAGTTGATATTTTTAAATTGCTATTATAAAATAAATGTGCTCCACCGCCTGTAGAAAATTGAGCAGATTGATTACCGTCTGCTCTTTGTATGTACAAATTATCTGATGGGCGAATGTATAAATTTCCTGCTCCGTTCTCGTCTATGTAACTATGTGATCCACTGTGAAATATTTGAAGATCTTGTGAAGCACCAAATTTAAGTTTACCACCATTCCCATCATTAAACATCAACAAGTCCTTATTGACCATTAATGAGGATATGCTACCGTCTAGGTATAAGAAGGTTTCTAAACCGTTAGGTGTGGTAGTCTTTAAATAAAGATCCGATGCACCTGTTGTTTGGTTTCTTATTTCTAATGTACCAGTATTGTTTCTTAGATAACTATTAGAGCCATTATGGTAAAGTTGAAAGTCATTACCAGAGCCAATATTTAATTGTACATTATCCCATAAATTTATGTTTTTTGCAAACTGAACATTTTCATATTCACCATCTACTCTAAAATACTCAGTGTCTCCTCCAGAACCGTTATCTGATTTAAACGAGATGCGTTTATTATCTGCCTCTTGTCTAAATACTAAGTCCCCAAGTTTGTTTTCAAAATAAGTATTAGATCCATCGTGAAAAATATTTAAATCTGCTGAACCACCGAATTGTGCTTTTATACCGTCATTTAATCGTATATGTTTATTAAATAACGTTCTTCCCTCACTACCATCAATTTGTATATAGTTTTCAACTCCGCCAGAACCGTTATCAGATTGAAATATAATATCCCCATCATCAGCACCATTAACAATTTTTAAATTACCTGTTTCGTTTACAATAAATGAATCTGTTGCGTTATGAAATATTTTAAGATCACTACTACTTCCATATAAAGACTTTACATTATCAGGTAAGAAAATATCTTTAGAAAATACATTTAAACTTGCTCCACCATCAATTCTATAATATTGAGTAATACCCCCTGAGCCATCGTCACTTTGAAATAAGATATCCCCATCATCTGCGTAGTTTCTTATATCTAAATGACCAACGTAGTTGTTTATGTGAGTATTTGCACCACTGTGATATATTTGAGCACCATCAGACCAACCACTACCAGAGCCTAATAGTATTATAGACTGATCAGGAAATCTAGTACCAGTGTTTGTACCGTCAGCAACACTACCATCTAAATGAAAATATGTAGTTGATCCACCAGAACCATCGTCTGACTGAAACTTTATATCATGATTATCTGTATGGTTTATAAAGTTTAAATCTCCTGTAGCATTTGTAACAAAAGCATTTGTTCCATTATGGTATATCTGCATGTCAGACGATGAACCAAAATTCCCTTTAACATTATCTAAATGTTGTGTTCCTTTTTCAAATTCTGTTCTTCCTTGACCACCATCTATTCTAATATATGTATCAATACCGCCTGAACCATTATCACTTTGAAAGATAATATCTCCATCATCTTGTGAAACTTTAATTATAAGATCTCCTGTTTGGTTATCTACAATACCTGTAGTTCCTGTATGCTGTAGTTGTAGGTTTCCGGCACTACCAAGTTTAACCCTTTTACCATCTTGCCATTGGGCACTTTCAGAAAATATTGTTTGTGTCTGACTCCCATCTAACCTAAAATATGTAGTAACTCCACCTGAACCATCATCACCGCCAAATATAATATCTTTATCATCGGCTCCATGATAAAAATATAAGTTACCTTTTAGTGTTTGAATATAAGCATCATTCCCATCTGAATAAATAGAAGTATCATCTCCAAGCCTTAACAAAACACCATCACTAAGCGTAAGATTACCAGTCATTGTACCTCCTGCAAGTGGTAAGAAAGACCCAGTAGTAAAATCAGTGGTGTCAGCAAACGCAGCAGTTCCTAAAGTTCTCTTTTGAACCTCATTACCTGACATAACCAACGCAATGGCTGAAGATGTATTTGTGCTAAGTGTTTTTAATTCTAACTTTCCAGTTAGATCAATTCCATTTAAGAATTCTATTGCCATGTTCCGCTATTTTTTTATGATGCAGCAGAAATAACGTTTACGGTTATACTGTCTGCGGTTTGTCCCTGTGCAAACACAAGTTTTACATTATTAGAATCTACAATCTCAACATCGCACATTACCATCTTACTTGATTTAAATGCTTGTACAATAATATTAGAAGTTGCTAAACTATGCTGAAAAGTAAAATCAGTGTCATTATCTGCCGCAGGTCCTGTTCCATTAGCAGCCTTGTTTTTTACTGTGTCTAATGCAATAGATACATTCCCAAGATTAGTCATGGTACCAGTACCAGTAACATCTCCTGTGAGTGTTATTGTTGGATCCGCTACATTAAAATCTAAATTTTTGTTAGTAGTATCATATGTAACTGAAATACCACTTTCAGTATTGTTAGAAACCATTCCGCCAACAATACCTTTGATTTGATCATCAGTTCTAATACCACTTGTCAATGCAATTGTACCAGTGGCATCAGGAAGGGTTATTGTTCTATCACCAGTTGGTTCTGCTATTGTAAGAGTTGTTTCATGTGCATCTGCTGATGCTCCTTCAAACACAAAAGCATTTGTAACATTAATCTCTGTTTGATTAACAGAAACTGTTGACCCCTCTACATTAAGATTACCTTTAATTGTTACTGTATCACTAGTTGCATTACCTAAAGTAACGTTACCATTTACCCCTAGTGTTCCATCAATGATGGCATTACCATCAATCTGTATATCATTAAATTGTACATCTGCATTGTCAGATACATCTTGACCAATAGAAATTTGTCCAGAATTAGAAAGAGTAACTCCAGTACCAGTACTTAAATAAGACTGTACGTCTGCATCTGTGTATTGTGTGATAGTGGTAGCAATCTGACCATTAGAGATTGTAATCCCAGTACCTTGTGAAAAGTGTGCCCTTACCTCTGCTGCACTTGGTCCTGTATAGGTAAATTGACCTGTTGAACTATTGTAAGCAAAACTTCCATCGCCTCCTGCATCTGAATGAGAAAACATTGCTCTTACTTCAGAAGCAACTAATTCATCCTGTAGGTTTAACCAATCAGATCCATCATAAAACTGAAACTTACTTAAAGTAGTGTTAAAGATTACATGACCTGCCGCTTTGGTCATTGCATTTCTTTGAGTCGTAGTTTTATTATCTAACTTAACGTTTTGTATCTCGTTATTGCCAAGATTTATATGATGTAGATATTCTATTGCCATAGTCTTTTAATTTAAATATACTTTACCTTTTGAGAGGGTGTTAAATGTGATTTTTATAACGTTCAAATTTACGTATTCTACAGCACCATATACAATATTATCATACTCGTCAACGAGTGTAACCGAAGGCTTCTTATTCAAACTATGTGTTACATCCCATTGTTTAGAGGCTGATGCAAATGTTTTTTCATATGTTGCAAACGGATTATATGTTGGTACATTTTGAATAGAAGTCCAAGAAACACTAAATCCGGTAGAATAAATATTTAAAGAGACAGCGGTTAATTCATCTCCTGTATGCTCCCTTGGTACATCATTTCTTAAAACTTCTAATATGTCTCTTAAAATATCTGTGTTTTCATCATCACTTATTCCCGCATCTAACCTTCTTTCTAAAAGATCAAAACCAGTTATAACAAACTCATAGTTTTTTGTGTACTTATCAAATAATGATTTATTATAACCATCATATGTTTCTATTAAATTTCTTAAAGTATTAAAATAAGATATCATCTCTATCTTAGTTGGGACCGTATGTGTTTTTACAATATCTCGCTTTGTGCTTTTAGACTTTACACTAAACCAACTAAATGATTTATGTGTGTAATTTAAGGTCACCTCTAAATCTACAGTGTATTTGTTGTCGTATAATTTAGAATTTGCGTCTGCTAAAGAAAATTCTCTTGCTGCTGTTGTGTTTGCTGTAGTTGTTTGATCAGTTATAGTTGAGTTACTTACGTTATTCTGTCCTTTAAATAATCTACTAATACTACTTAAGGTGTAGTTCGTTACATCATAACTAGGAGTCGTGTCTTTTACCTTTACTAAAGGTGTAAATTCATTTATATCTTGAAAAGTAGTAAGTTGTATTTTTTGAAAATCGTATGAAATAGTTTTCGTTTTTTTAACAACTGTAGCGTCACCAACTGTAAAACTATATTCTACTTTATAATCACCTTTACTTACTTGACCATCTGTAGGTGATAACGGTAAAACGTAAGAATCAAAAACAGGTAAACTACCAGAGTTTCCTGCAATGTCAACTTTCCCCTCTTCTGGATTTCTTACAATGCCATCAGGTCTTGTTATTTTTATATAAACCTTTACTCCTGTTTGTGCTTTTGAAAAAGTAGAAGCGTCTGTAACCTTCAACTTTGGTGTTGAGGTTAAATCGAATTGAATTAAAAAATCTATTGATACACTCCCTGCATCATTTGTGAATGTGCTCATACATATTAATAATAAAAAAAGCCGGTCTCAGTACTTAATTTCCTGCGACCGACCTTTAAACAAACCAACAACAAATTATTTAAGCAATTTTACGATTTCTTCGTAAACTAATTCCCCATTTTTGTTACTCAAAACGAAGTTAGTAAAGCCTTGTAGGTAACTTGTTTTTGATGATCTTGGAACCTGTACAATAGTCTCTCCAGTTGACACCCATAAAAAGGTGCTAGAAGCCTTGTCAAACCTGATCAATTTTTTATCTATTGCAGTCTTGCAATTTGCTTGTATAGATTTATTCTTGTCTTTACTTAACGTAATGAATTCTTGTGGAGTTTTTTCAGCCATAATCTCCAACTCATCTCGTAGAATAGAAATATCTCTTTTTTCATCTTTATTCATTGAAGCAATAAATTCTCTTACCTCAGCAGCAGAAAGTTCAGCAGCGACATTCATTGCGTCTCTACGTAAGTTTCTTAATTTTCTACTGTCAGCAGCCTCTTTTTTAGGTTCTACTAACTTAAATAAAGGAACAATACTTGTGTCCCTATTTGGATTTGATGCGTTGTAATTTGACAGCATTAAATATTGAAAAATTTCTCTATCTCCAGTCTTACTTCCTCTTAAAGCCATTAGACCTTTATCTTGTTTAGTAAACTGTATTGTATTAAACGTTGGTTTACCTCCAATACCTAAAGATGCGATAGATGCAATATCTATATAATCATCAGACTCTTTGTCGTAAACCCTGTCCACTTGTGGAATCATATGAATAGATGGCATTACCACTTTACCAGGGTTTTGCTTATCGTCTTTCATATTTAAATACTGAAACACCTTTACCTCATTTCTTTTTAGTTGAGGAGGTGTTTTTACGTTGTTGTACTCTTTTGTTTTTATCATAACTGTTGGTTTTAAAAAAAAAGAAGGGAGGGATTTCCTCCCCTCTTCTTAAGGTTTATTATTACTAAAATCCTGTTACAAGTGCACAGTGTTCTTTTCCTAATACTTCTAGACCCATAATAGCCTGGTAGTTTACGTCAAGAATTGAATCAGCACTAGTTGGAGTTGGAGCAAGTCCACCTGTCAAAGTTTCTCTGAAAGA